GTACTTGTTTATGTAGTGGATTGGAGCGTTACGACGCTTCTTTCTCCTGCATTTGCAGCTACATTGTTTTACAACTTTTATCATACCCGTTCCCTGGGATAGTGGGATTTTTATGTCATAAGGATAGTCATTTCTGACGTTAGACATACGTATGAAGGATGACAAATTGTATTTAGGTAATAATGAAAAGTTTTTTCCTTGAAACTTTAATGATTTATTTATTAAATTGATGTGTACCTCTTTTTGAGGCGCGTCTATAATATTGTATAGATTCACATTTTATGTCACAGTGATGTGACACAATTTAATTCAAGTAAGATTGACCTTTCTGGTAATCAGTTATGGATTGATAATCCTGACTTAATTATTGTAATTTTAATTTAATTATTTTCACGCCGATAAGGCATTTATATATAGAGTAAGTGGTTTGAGACACGCCCTACTAGCATGGGCAGACTTAAGTGTTAAGTGTAACTCAATTTAAACTATCATTTCCGGTAGTTACAAAGAATTAAGTGTACTAAGGGTTGGCACCCGATGAAGTCACTTTTGCTACTATCTATAAATTAATTTGAGGACGTTATAAAGATTTTTAATCAATAATTTTATCGCTATGTTTGGGGTATTCAGAAACCCTGGTTTATACCGTAAGACGATTTATGAGATTATATTTAATTTGTAATGGAGAATGATTGATTTTTTGATCAATACTTAAGGAACTATATTCCTTTTATCTTGAACACAGCATGTTATTTAATTATCAGGCTAGTACAAACGGAAATTGTGTTCGGGAGATGCAAGTATGCCAAAGGCTTGCCCCAGTTGATTCCCAATCACCATCATTCATGTGGTTGATGTGTTATTGGATGACCATTCATTTATGCCTATTAGGAGGCAATAATTTTGGAAGTATTATTCCATTTATTTGGATGGTGGTTGTATTTTGGTGCTGTTTTTTCGCTAGAAGAACTGTTATAGTAATCAATAGGATTTTTAACGCTCGTAGAGTAGATAGGCTGCGTAGGCAGTATGTGGATTTTTCACGCGCTTATAGATTTGATGTACAGACAGGAGAGATTCCCACAAAGGAAGATCGCCGTGCTCAGTATTATAAGAATCGTAATGCACGTATTGTAGAGCGAACTAAGAAGGTTTCTCGTGGAACCCGTGATGGAAGGAAGAAAGGCAAATTTAGCCAGAAGCCAAAGGAGATTTTTACTCCGCAGATTGGTTCTGCTGCTATTGCTACAGCTTTTGCAAATTTAGCGAATATTAAAGGCATTCCTATAGATGAAACCACATTAAATCGAGTGGAAAATTTGGGAGCTTTATTTATTGCAGCTAAAGATTGCACGACAGTATCAGGTTTTCTTGGTACTATATTTTTGTACTTAAAGACACATTATAATAAATCGGTATCCAATTTGGTTGCCAATTATTTATCAGAGTTATTAGATGCAGAATTTGATGCGCAGACTGGTGAGTTTGGTGTCAAAACCGAGGAAGAGAAGCCGCAATGGCTTCTGTTATTAAAAGATTTACAAGATAATTGGTCTCTTGTAATACGTAATGAAGGATTTAAGAAAATTTCACATGTTATGAGCTTATGTTTGGCTTTAGGACTGTGTGATTCGGCAGATTTGGATTTTCGTGTTGGAGGAATGAAAATGTTTTCGATTGGAGCTTTTTCCAAGCATGCTACTGCAGTTGATTTGATTGATGCAGCTTTTGAAACCATTGTTTATTTTGTAGAAGGCGGATATGCCTGTTTTGAACGTGGAACTATCAAACCTTTATTATATGGAAATATGGAAAATGAAGAGTTTGAAGAGGTTTATTCCAAATGTTTGAGATGTCACGAGTATGCCAAATGTGGTAATCTTGAGAAATTTGAAGATATGTCTGAAAATGATTATGAAGCACTTTTATCTCAGTGTATTGAAAAAGCACAAATGTTGCGTACGACTTGTAAAGGTGTTGTTGAGAAAAATATTTTAAGCCGTAAGGTTGAAGTATTACGTCAATGGCAGGCTACATTTCGGCAAACTCGAGTGCAAGGAGGTTTGCGAGAAGCACCTTATTCAATTGGAATATTTGGAGGTACCGCAGTAGGTAAATCGACTATAGCTAACGTATTAATGGTTACGACATTGTTGCATAATAACTATTGTGCCGCTGATGATCGCATTGTAACATTAAACGAAGCTGACAAGTTTATGTCAAATTTCCGATCATATACAAATGGTGTTTTGATTGATGATATTGGAAATACGAAGGCAGATTTTGTTGAGCGAGCTCCTACCTCTCTGATGATTCAATTAGTTAATAATGTTCGTATGTACGCGAATATGGCAGAAGCCGATATGAAAGGTAAAATTTCTGTTGAACCCAAAGTGGTTATCGGAACTAAAAATGTTAAGGACACATGTGCCACAGTTTATTCTAATGAACCTGCGTCCATTACGCGTCGTGATCGTATTACATTGACTTGTAAAGTTAAGCCAGAGTATGCCGTGCATGATATGTTGAATGAAGATAAGGTGCGTGCGGCTTTTCCTTTCGGATCACCGCAAATACCAGACTTTTGGAACATTACAGTTGAAAAATCATACCCCATTCCCAACCATACGAAAGGTAAACCTGCAACAGTAGGTTGGGAAATTGTTAATGATGATGGAGTGCTTTTGAAGGATATTGGCTTACCACAGTTGATTCGTTGGATAGGCCAGGATTCGGCAAAGTTTTATGCTAATCAACGCGAGTTGGTTGCGAAAAATAACAATTTGGATAAGAAGATTCAATTATGTAGTGAATGTAGGTTTCCAGTACCAGATGTATGTGTTTGTGGCAAAGTTCACAAGCCAGAACAAGAAGAAGTGTTGAGTGAACAAATTGGTGAGCAGGTAGTTTCAGCAATGTTGCCACGATACCGCTATTGGAAAAATTGGTGGAAACCGCGAGTCGCATATTGGACAGATGAAATTGAAACAAGGTCAGTCGAGATGCTTTTGCAGCGTCTCGATTGGCTCGAAAATTCACGTTGGGTTTGTTGGACCAATTGGGTACCGCAAGATTGGTTACAAAAAGATTGGATGAAAAACGTAATATGGTCGTCTCGACAGAGTGATTTAAGAGAACGTATTCGCAGATCTTATTGTAATCATTTGTGTGGTATGGTTTTATGTATATTTTTAACATTATTTGTTTCCTCATTGTTACTACCCCTGCTATGTATCCCATTATTAGGAATTTCAGGAGTAGTAGAGTTTGAGAAAAACAAGATGTACGCAGAAGTAGCTGCAGATAATGAGGCTATGCCTAGAGTCTTTAAAATGTATCGTGATAGACATATAAAATGGATTACAGGAACGTGTGTTGTAGTAGCGACTTTGTATGCGATTGCGCAAATATATAAAGCTTTTAAGGTTGTACCTGTACCACAAGGAAATTTGGCACCAAAGACGGAAATAGATATTGTAGAACGAGATTCCGAGGTTAATCCTTGGGCAGGCGTTAAGGTATCTGAAATGCCGTGTAGTGAAAAATCGAAAACAACTACTCCAGACAGATTGGAGAAGATGGTTCAGGATAATCTTTGTCATATGTATATTACTTTAACTGATAATGGTAAAGTACGTAATTTTGAGTGTGATGCTTTCTTTCCAAAATCGAATGTTGCTATTGTACCGCAGCATATGTGGAAGGCTGATGATATAAAAGCGAAATTTACAAGACATGACCCTTCATTAATCGGAGGTAATTTCGAATGTTTTTTATATCGTAAGTTTAGTATTAATGTTCCAAATACGGATTTATCCATTGTTTGGGTACCTAATGGTGGAGATTGGAAAGATTTGACGGATTATTTTCCACAACA